GTGGCGCACGGTGGCCTGCGATGGAGTTACTGATGTGATCGAGTGCTCTCGGTGCGGACAACAGCGTACAACTTCCTGCACTTTTGACGAGGACTTCTCATGACCATCATCGCTTGGCACTTCACCGGAGACCGTCTGCGCGACGGCTCGCCCATTCCGCAGATTGGCGAATGGCTGGAATACGCGGGCAAGGTTGAGATTTGCAAATCCGGCCTGCACGCCTCGCGCGACCCATTCGACGCGCTGCAATTCGCCCCCGGCCCGATGTTGCACAAGGTTGAGTGCGATCAAATCGTGGATGAAGAAGAAGACAAGTTCGTATGCCTCCGTCGTCGCATCATCGCCAGCCGGGATGCCACGGAGGGCTTGCGCTACTTCGCCCGGATGCGAGCGCTGTCTGTCGTGCATCTGTGGAGCGCGCCGGATGTAGTGCTCGATTTCCTCATGACCGGAAACCCAGTCATCGCGGCTGCGGCGGCTGCGGCGGCTGCGTCGGTTGCGGCGCGGGCTGCGACGTGGGCTGCGACGTGGGCTGCGACGTGGGATGCGGCGGATGCGGCGGCTGCGACGTGGGATGCGGCGGATGCGGCGGCTGCGGCGGCTGCGGCGGCTGCGTCGGATGCGGCGGCTGCGGCGCGGGCTGCGGCGCGGGATGCGGCGCGTAAGGAATGGAACGCTCTCGTCAAGGAGGCATTTGAATGAGGCTCCCCCCCGCGCTCCTGCTATCCGCATGTGGGAGCATGAAATGGACCATTGCACCGGCAAAAGGCATAGGGATGCATTCCGATGAGCCCTATACGCCTCGACTGATAGCGCCGTGATCCGCTAGCAGGGCACCCCGACACCGTGGTATACTGGACGCTGTGACCATAGACGAAAGATGCCACATGAATAAAGCCGACAAGTTGGCCCGCGCGGCAAGAGCGAGGGCGCTGCTGGAGACAGTCGATGAACCTGTACCTGCGCCGCAAGCTACAGCGCGCGAAAGCGCTGGCCAAAAGGGTCGCGCCGAGTCCACCCCCCACGTCACCCGATCTGGATTTGTGCTCGAGCCTTACTACGGGACCGGGTACGACGAAAGACTTGTCCCCAAGAACTGGCCGTCCCCGCCCAAAGTAGGGGATATGGTCTTCTACCGGGATCAGCGATTCTGGGTTGAGGATGCGCCTAGCAACTGGCTTGGGACCACGTTCGTGCGGATAGGCGATCACCGTGTTCATGTGATCGAGGGGGTGCCCCGAGCCATGCACGAAAAGCGCATAAGTTTTTGTGTTTATGCCGACTTGTTAAAACCAATCCCCGCAGACTTCAACACACGGGCCAAGCGTTTGCCGACAGTGGCCAGCGTGGCTGCGCGGCAGCGCTCAAGGTCCGGCATCCGTGACGTGGGTGATGAAGTGGCAACCATGCTGCGCGGGTGTGCAACTCTCGATCAGGTGTATAAGGCGGCGGCCAAATACCTTGATATTGATGAAGCGGAACTCCGGGGCAAGTATGGGCACCTGAACCCCGGGCAGCAAAGGATGAATCTAGGGAATAAGATGCGGTTCAAATGGAGAAAGGAGCACGTATGAAACACAAGCACAAAGTGCAGATAGTAGGCCGCAAGATCGACCTACTTCATACGGACGTGGCTGCAACTTTTGCCCGCATTAGGCGCGAACAGGCGGAGACCAAGCGTGAACGTGAAAATAAGGTGATGCCGATTAAGCGATCGGCGGGGGGAAGAAAGTGAACTTTTTCGGATACGCCATGACTACTTTCGATTGGGCGATCATTGTTCTGATCGTGGTGTTCGCAGCCCTTGTTGCCGGGGCGTGGGGTGATGAATGAGAATGAGCAGTGTAATCACCCGCAAATTTTACGCGATGTCGAATGAAATCAGGCTCGAGCCATGGCTGTCAGTGTGTTATGGCGCGGCCACAATGAATAGGGTAGCGGACAGGGTTTGGGGCAGGTACGGGAGGGGGCCGAAACCGAAAGTGGTGTGTGGTCGTGGGTTGCCATGGCCACAGGGCGGTTATACTTCATACTTTGATGTTGGAGAAAACACGATAGTTCTGGCTCGCCACCAAAGAAGTTTAGCGGTTTTGCTGCACGAATTGGCCCACGCCCTGACGCCCCAATCAAAATTCGATCACGGTCCGGCATTTTGCCTGATGTACGCAAGGTTGCTGGAAGAATTTGCCGGAGAGGATGGCGATTATGTGCTGATGCACATGATTGATGCCGGGCTCATTGACGGGCGACATCTGCGGACGGGCGGGGGCAATGAGAAAAAAATATCCCGATGAATTCAAAGCGGCCATGTTGGGCTTAGCCATTTTGGTGGGGCCGAAACGAGCATGCCACATGTGTGGGATACCGGAGCAAACACTGTTGCGGTGGAGGCTTAACAGAAGGCCAGTTAATATGGTGCTGGCCGACAGATTACGGGAAACACTCAAACATGCGCTGCGCGAGAACGGGTGGGAAATGTACTGCGAGCAAATGCGACAAGCACCCATGCAGGAAAAACGAAGTGCCGCTGTCGCGGAGTCAGGTGAAACGATTGGTGGAGAATGGCCCGACTCCTGATGTAGCTTGCCCACGATGCGGCGCGGGATTGCAAGTGGAGGGGGGCGCATCCAGCACCCTAATTTCATGCACGGTGTGCAATTGGAGCGAATACAAATTTGGCTGCGCTGAGAAAAAGAAGTGAGGCCGACCCGGCTGCCCGGTTCCTGAACATGTTTGCAGGGAACACACGCTCGTCGGGCAGATTTGATCCGGCAAAGGAGCGCATGTTCACGGAGTACGCTGCACTGACGGTCGAGGATGTACGGGCACACTTGGCCGGGGTCATGGGCGTCGGATCCGTGCCTATTCAGGATGACGACACCTGCACGTGGGCGGCAATTGATATTGACAACCACGACTCGGATGAAGATATCCCGATCGGGGAAGTGGATGACAAGATCGCTTTCAACAAGCTGCCGCTGATCGCGTGTCGGTCTAAATCAGGCGGCGTTCATGTGTACTTGTTTCTCGAGAAACCGCAATCGGCGGTAAAGATCCGCACATTCATGACCGGGTGGGCGATGACGGTCGGGTATGGGGGATCGGAAATCTTTCCTAAGCAGGGGCGGCTGACGACCGGTAAGGATAACAAAAAGACACTCGGCAACTGGTTAAATCTGCCGTACTTTGACGAGAAAAAGACCCTCCGGTACGCCTATAAGGACGGGAAGAAGCTGTCGCTGGAAGAGTTTCTGACGACGGCGGAGAAGATGCGCGTAACCGAGCGCGACCTGCGCTCGCTGTCCATGGTGGAACACCCGGATGCACCGCCGTGTATCCAAAAAATGTACGCGAATGGGGTAGCGCAGGGCCACAGAAACGAAGCTCTTTACAATATCGTCGTCTACCACAAGAAGGCGAACCCCAATGCTGTCGACGCCAAAGCGGTTGAGGCCAATCAGACTGTATTCACAAAACCGTTGCCTCGAGCCGAAATGCAGCGCACGATCACGTCTGCCGGGCGTCCGGATTGTGCGTATCGATGCAATGAAGAACCTATTAGAAGTTTGTGCGACCGTGAGACTTGCGTCACTCGCAAGTTTGGGATCACAGCGGGGGACCTTGAACGTCTCACTACTGTTGACGCGCTCCCCGTCTTTACGAATTTGGTGAAGTATATGAGTGAGCCGATTCGCTGGGAGTTCATGATAGACGGCGTAAGGATCGGGAACGTGGGCACCCAACAATTGCTGGATTGGAGATCGATACGCGAGATCGTGGCCGAACGGTTAACCCGGGTCGTGCCCTTGATCAAGCCGCAGGAGTGGGAACGAATACTGCACCCGCTCATGCAGGGTGCCCGTATTGTGGACACGCCCGATGATGCGAGCGTGGGTGGGGTTATACGCGAGAAGTTGCGCGAGTTCGCATCCAAGGCAGACTTGCTCAACAAGGGTGAGGACAAGGATGACAGGAAAGCGTTATTGCGCGGATTGCCGGTGGTCCAGATCATGGAAGGCGATCGGGAGGTGGTGTTTAGGGGACAAGAGTTCATAAACTATCTAAAGAGAACCAAGAGCGATGAACTGAAAGGCGTTAACCTGTGGTTCGCTGTTAAGGATGCCGGTGTCGGGCACTCCCGCATACGGATCCCCGGGCCGGACAATGATAACATCAACGTGTGGTACGTTCCCGTCAAGCAAGTAATGATGTCCTTGGAGCATAAGGCCAAGGCTCCCAAATTCGAGAGTGACTTGTGAGCTTCGAACCCCGTCAGCAGATGATCATTGATTTTGACCCAAAGACCGGGAAGCTGCTTATTCGCTGCCCGTTTTGGGCCAATGACATGCTGAACAACTTGCCATCGAAACGATGGTCGAAGTCTCAACGGGCGTGGTCCGTGGTTGTGATTAAACAAAACATGGACGCGATTCGTGAACTGACGCGCATGGGTGGAGTAAACACTACCTCGGCGGCGCGGGCGGCGATGGATGAATATGACGAGCGGATAGCGGGTATGGGAAAACGTGGTGGGGTGGAGTTCCCGCCGTGGTACAAATTTAAGACCGAGCCGCGTAAGCACCAAAGACGGGCGCTGGACAAGGGCTATGGACTCAAGGCTTTTGGTCTGTTCATGGACATGCAGACCGGGAAGAGTAAGACCGTCATAGATCTGGTCGTCGCCCATCGCATGCAGGGCGAGACTTTTGGCCTGTTGATCCTTGTTAAGCGAACGCTGCGCAGGAACTGGATAATCCAACTCGAGACTCATTGCCCGATCCCGTTCAGCGCTCACCTGCCGGACACTAATAAGAAACGGGACTTCGAGAAGTGGTTGTCAAAGCCGCATGATTTTAAGGTCATGATTGTCGGGTGGGAATCATTGTCGGCGGGGGCCATGCATGAGATTTGCAAGCAATTCATGCGCGTGACGCAACGCCCATCAATCGCGGGCGATGAAACTTCATACATCACGAATCACAAAGCTATTCGGTCTGAGAGGGCGGTAGAACTGGCGACGATGGCTGAGTATAAATACGCGCTGACGGGCACCCCGGCGGTGGAAGGCCCGCTCAATCTGTTCATGCAGTTCGAATTTTTGGATAGAAACATCATCGGCATAGGCGACTTTTACGCTTTCCGCAACCGATACGCCATCATGGGGGGATATCAGCGTGAGATTCGCCCCGGGTTGAAAATGGCGACCGAAGTGGTCGGGTATCAGAACCTTGACGAACTGATGAACATGATAGCGCCGTACACGTTTCAGGTGTTGAAGAAGGACGCATATGACCTGCCACCCAAGCGTTACGAGAGGCGGGAAGTACAAATTAGCGAGAAGCAGAGGAAGATGTACGACCTGATCAAGAAAGAGGGCGTCCTGCGAATCAAGGGCAACGATGACATGGTATTAAAGAACATCTTGTCCGTGGCGCTGCGCTTGCATCAGGTGACTGGCGGCTATGCCGTTAAGGGTCATGAGAAAAAATGGATGGGCAAGGACGGAAACCCCCGGGTCAAGATGGAATACGAGCCGGTCGAGTTGATCAGACCCGAAGAAAACACGAAGATGGCCGAATTGATCGAAGCTGTCAACGATTTTAAGGGCAGGAAGCAGGGGTTGGTTTGGGTGGTCTACACGCCGGAGATTATGGCAATATGCAAACTGCTGCGTGGCATGGGGCTGCGGATTGGTGAGTTGCACGGTGGGGTGCCCGATTCCGATCGCCAACCCATGGTCAGTGCCTATGAACGTGGGGATCTGGATATCATCGTTGGTAACGCATCGACGGGGGGCATGGGTTATACGATGATGGCATCAGAAGTTAATATCTTTTATAACAACACGTTCAAGGCGATTGACCGCATACAGGCGGAAGACAGGGCGTACGGGGATGGGCAATTGAAGTCAGGCGTGTGGATTGATATCGTGGCTGAGAAGACGATCGATAACACTATCATGCAAGCATTGACCATGAAGATGGACCTGTCCGATTATGTGCGGCACCGGATCGGTGAGATAACGAAGCTGTTGGACGGAGAATGACCATGACTGTGTGGGTTACGCAGGAAACGAATCACGACTTCATTCCCGCCGAACGGTATGGGGAAGTGCAATTCCTCACGAAGGATGACTTTAACAACGTCAAGTCGAGCTTGACCAATGAAGCGCTGATGACTGAACTCGCGCACAAATTGAAGAGGTACGACCCGGAAGAGGATTGGCTGGTTATTGCCGGTTCCCCATACGTGGCCGCTGCTGTGTTCTTACTGCTGGGAAATTCCCACCACCGGCAGGTTAGGATTCTCAGGTGGGATAACCGTGACCGCGATTACAGACCACTTTGGCTGGAAATTCGCAGATAGGAGATAGAATGAGCGACCAAGATTTTTTCAATGAAGGGCAGGAGAACGCGCATCAGGAGCGGATGCAAGCATTCCGCAAGGAATTTGGCGGGTTGGACCTGCATGGGCTGGTGAAGAAAATGCAGGAAGTTCGCGCGCAGAAAGATGGCATGGAAGCGGAACTGAAAAGCATCAATGCCGCTTTCGATGTACTGCGGTTCGAACTGATTCCGTCGAAGATGGAGGAGACTGGCGTGGAAACTGTTCGTTACGAGGGCATTGGCAGGGTCAGCCTGACCGCCGATTTGCGCGTGACGGTGAAGGAGAAGGACAATCTCTTCGCGTGGTTGAGGAAGCACAAGATGGGCGACCTGATCGTGCCCGGCATCAACGGGTCCACACTCAAGGCGTGGCTCAAGGGCAGGATTAAGTCTGGCAAGGAATACCCGAGCGAGTACCTGAATGTCACCCCAATCACTCGGGCCAGCATCACCAAGGGGTGAGAACAATCCAACCTAGGAGTAAATCATGGCAAAACAGCAACCGAAGAAACCCGAGCCGAAAAAGTCCGCTACGGGAACGCAAGTTACGACGAAACCCGCGGCTAACGATTCCGAGTCGCTGGTGTTGGTGCAGGATCAGGTGCCCGATTACTTGCAGGGCCAGCAGGAAGCCCGGGGGTCGGAACATGTCGGCACCGATGATCTCGTCATTCCCCGGCTGGAAGTCGTGCAGGCCCAATCCCCGGCCGTGACGGAGGGCGACCCCGGCTTCATCAAGGGCGCCAAACTCGGTGACCTGATCAATTCGGTCACGAACCAGAACTACGGCAAGGAAGTCTTTGTCGTTCCCGTTCACTACAGCAAGCAGTGGCTGGTGTGGCGCGACCGTCAGAAGGGTGGCGGTTTCCGGGGTGCGTACCCCAACCCGGAAGAGGCGAAGGACCGAGTGGAGCAGGAGGGCGGAAAGGCGGCTGGTTATGAAGCCGTGGACACGCCCACCCACCTGTGCCTGATCGTCAACCGCGAAACCGGCGGCGTGGACGAGATCATCGTGTCCATGCCGAGGACGAAGGCGAAGGTGTCCCGTCAGTGGAACAGCATGATCAAAATGGCGGGCGGCGATCGTTTCTCGAGGGTTTATCGCATCACGACTCAGAGCGAGACGAACGCCAAGGGCACCTTCCAGAACTACGTGATCGGTCAGTCCGGGTTCCCGAGCAAGGCCCTGTATCAGCGGGCCGAGAAGCTCTACCTTGCCGTCAAGGGCGGGGAACGCAACGTCGTGATGGACGTGAAGGGCTTCGATGCGGGCGGCAGCACGGACGACGACGACATGTAACTCGGTGATACGATCGCTTGGCCCCCGCCCTCGGGCGGGGGATTTTTAGAGGATAGATATGAAAGTACGTGCGATATTTGGTCCCCCGGGCACAGGCAAGACGCGCAAACTGGTGGAGATTGCCAAGCATGCGGCAGACAAGCAAGTGCGTGGGGTCCTATATTTGTCATACACCAAGGCCGCGGCCGAGGAAGCGGTATCCCGCGTTAGGGACACGGTTATCAAGCCATCCACCTTGCACTCATTCGCATTTAACGCGCTGAACATGAACAGGGCGGCGGTGGTGGATGCAAAGAAGTTGGCCGAGTTCGGCAAGGTCATGGGCGTCCCATTCAAGGGGAGCGAGCCGGGATCGGATGAATTGCAGGAGGGGGACGAATACGCATCTGTTCTTGAGTACGCGAATAATCGGATAATTGAACCCATGGCGGCGTACGACATATTTGGCCGTCCGGGAACGGCGCACCGGTTCGAGTTCTTTGTGAAGTCGTACGTGGAGTGGAAGCAAACATACGGCTACATGGATTTTGACGACATGCTGACCATGTTTATGCGCTCGCCCATCATAAGCCGGTCAGCGGAAGTGGTGATCCTCGACGAAGCGCAGGATTGCACGCCGTTACAGTGGCAAGCCTTCATCCGCATCTGCGACAACGCGAAGCATGTGTTCATCGCCGGTGACGACGATCAAGCCATATATGAATGGAGCGGCGCGAACCCCCACGGGATGATCGAGTTCGCGGAGGTCAACGAGGGCGAGACACGGGTACTGGACCAGTCCTACCGGGTCCCCCGTTGTGTGCACACACTGGTGCACACGGGCATCCTGCCGCAGATGCGACAACGAGTGGACAAGAAATTCGACCACACCGACAAGGAAGGATCAATAACCCGGTACGGCGACATTTGGGACGTGAACATGCAGAGATTCGACAAGAGCGGCGGCGGCATGATACTGGTCCGCGACCGGTTCCGAATGAAGGAAGTGGAGAAGATGTTGAATCGCGAAATGATCCCATACGACGTAACCGGCGGCGTCAGTCCATGGACTGGCAAGTACGCTAAGGCGATAAGGGCCGGTGAGAAGGTGGACATTCCGCTTTGGTGGCGGGACTTCTACAAGCAAGCGGACCTGACGCGCCCGGTCAAGATCGTCCTGTCAACGATTCATCAAGCTAAGGGCCGGGAGTCCCACCGGGTGCTGCTTGACTTGCAACTTACCGGCAAGGCGCTCGCTGCCATGGCCATGAACGCTGACTCCGAGTTGCGCGTCCTTTACGTTGGCTTGACTCGCACTTCCAACGAATTGATCCTGACGGGCGATTCGCCCCTACTGTGAGGCAACATGTTTAGGCTTAAGCTGAATCTGGAACGACTCAGTGATTACCCGTTAGTGTCGATCGACACGGAAACCACGGGTCTGCACTGGACGAAAGATGAAGTATTCGGCATAGCCGTGGCCGCGAAGGACGGGAACAACATGTATCGCGGGTATTATGACATCCGCGAACACCCGCAAGTAGTGATGGCCTTGGCTGGTGAGATTCCCAAGTGCAAGAAGATCGTGAATCACAACATCAAATTCGACGCTCACTTCCTGCGCAAGCTTGGGGTCGCACTGCCGCTCGATCGGATAGAGTGCACCAGCGTTCGCGCTGCCCTGATAAATGAACACGAGCCGTCATTCAGTCTCGATTCTCTCGGCAAGAAATACTTGGGGCAGGGTAAGACGGAAGGGGTGTATGAGCAATTGGCCGCACTATTCGGGGGTGCCCCCACGCGGGAAGCGCAGATGAAGAACCTGCATAGGGCACCCGAACGGGTGGCGGCGGAATATGCGATTGCTGACCCGGAACTGGCGATCATGCTGTGGCTGTGGCAGGAGAAGGAAATAGAGGACCAACATCTGCAAATGGTTTGGGGGCTTGAGCGCGACGTTACCCCGACGCTGATCGAGATTGAGGAACACGGAGTCCGGGTCGACGAAGAGCGGGCGTATCGGGAGTGGAAGGCTATCGATGGCCGGGTTGAAGTCGTGCAAAAGAAGCTGGACAAGCTGGCCGGTCGCCCCATCAACGCTAATTCTGCCCCACAGATGCGTGGTCTGTTCGGCGTGAAGAAGGTCGACCACGGTAATTATGTGGAGTGGCACACGGACAGTGGCTTTAAGTTGCAAGTGACGGACGGGGGCGAAGCCAGCCTAGGCAAGGACTCGCTGGAGTTGATGGCCAACTTGGGGGACGAGCGGGCCAAGTGCGTGATGCAACTTCGCAAGCAGTTGAAGGCGAAGACGTTCCTCAAGGACCACATTATCGGCCACGCTGTCAATGGCCGGGTCTACCCCAACTATAACCAGACCCGGGGCGAGAACGAACTTGGGACGGGGACGGGCCGGTTCAGCATCAACGATCCCGCCCTGCAACAGATCCCGGCCCGGGACGTGGACGTTGCCGCCATCGTGCGGTCCTGCTTCCTGCCGGAGAAGGGCGAGGATTGGGGCTGCGCGGATTGGGAACAGTTCGAGTTTCGCTGGTTTGCCCACTACACGCAAGACCCCGCAATTTTGAAGGCATACGACGATGATCCGGATACCGACTACCACCAAATCGTTTCCGAAATCACGGGCATCCCGCGCAATGCGACCCATGCGGGTGCGGCCAACGCCAAGCAGATCAACTTGGGGCTGGTGTTCGGTATGGGTGAGGGGGAAATGGCGTTTCAAATGGGTCTTGACTATACATCACGGCGGGACGATCGTGGCCGTGAGTGGAAAAACGCGGGGTCGAAGGCGAAGGCTGTGTTTTCGTCCTATCACGGCGCTATCCCCGGGGTTAGGCAGCTACTTGATAAGGCGTCGAGTATCGCGCGTGCTCGTGGTTTCGTTAAGACAGCAATGGGTCGTCACATACGATTTCCGGGCGGGAAGTTCACGCATAAGGCGGCAGGACTTGTGTTTCAGGGAACGAGCGCCGATTGCATGAAGGTGAAGATGGTGTCGCTGCACAAAATGGCGAAGAAGATGGGCTTCCGCTACCTATTGTCCGTGCACGACGAACACGACACGTCAATCCCGAAGAAAGGAAGAAAAGAGATACTGCATGAGATGAAGAAGGAACTGGAGTTGTTCGACGGTAAGGGTTGCCCGGTGGAGTGCAGGGTGCCCATTCGTAGTTCAATCAAAGTCGGCCCCACTTGGTGGGACGCGTGTAAAAAGGACTGATCATGAAACAGCTGCACTACATCGTTGATCTACAATTCGGCAGCACGGGCAAGGGGCTTCTTGCCGGGAAGATGGCCGAAGAAATCAGGCCCGACACCCTGATCACGGCGTGGGGGCCGAATGCCGGGCACACCTACATCGATGCCGTCGGCGAGAAATATATCAACATCGCCCTACCCAACGGCATCGTGTCGCCTGACCTCAAGCGCATCCTGATCGGACCGGGTTCGGTCATCAACCCTGAGATCATGATGGCCGAGATCCGCCAGTACGAGCGCTTGCTCGACGGAGTGGAAATCCTGATACACCCCCACGCCGCCGTGGTCACGGAAGCGATGCGCGAGGCCGAGCGCAAGTACGGGTTCCAGATCGGCAGCACGATGAAGGGGGTGGGCGAGGCCGTGATCAACAAGATCAGGCGCGACCCCCGCAACATCAACATCGCCCGCGAGGCTCTCAAGTTGCACGTGTTGGAAGAGCATGTAGTTACCGAGCAGGAATACAATGCCGCCATCAACGAGGCCGAAATTGCCATCGTCGAGGGTGCGCAGGGTTACTCGCTCTCGATCAACCACGGGTTCTATCCGTACACGACCTCCCGCGATTGCACGGTTCAGCAACTGAACGTGGATTGCGGTCTGCCGCGCAAGATTGGTTGCCAGCCCATGGTTCACGGCGTTGCCCGCACGTTCCCGATCCGCGTGGCCAACCGGTTCGACGATGAGGGGAAGCAGATCGGCACCAGCGGCCCCTGCTACCCGGATCAGCGGGAAATTACATGGGACGAATTGGGCATGAAGCCGGAACTGACCACCGTCACGAAGTTGCCGCGCCGGATTTTCACCTTTTCCGAACAGCAAGTCGCAGAAGCGATTTGTATGAATGGTGTGGACAACGTGTTCCTCAACTTCGCAAACTACATGGGGGATAGACTCGATGATCATTACCCCGAGAAGCTGAACGAAATCATCGATGCTATCGATCGTTACGCGCACGTTCGTTGGTTGGGGTGGGGACCATCCGCTCTCGACGTGGAGGAGCGTCTCTATGACTAATCCGACGGCTGGCCGTAAACTCACACGATCCGAGGTTGGTCATGCCGTGGATCTGGAACGTGTCTTTCAGGACATAAAGCACGGGGTGATCGAGCAGCACGGTCACACGATTGGGGAATGGATCTTGATCATGGAATCCGAACTCGCTGAGGCCAAGGCCGCACTTATCAAGGGCGGCGCTGGCCGGGACTCCGTGTTGCAAGAAATCCTGCAGACCGTGGCTACAGGGGTTGCCTGTCTCGAGCAACACGGTTTGGACGAAATCAAGGGGAGATCGGTGTGAATACAACTCTCACGCTGTATGATTTTCTCAGAGCGGGTCACATAAAACGTTGGCACAATGTTAACGTGGCTCGTGAGCAGACCGTGGCCGAGCATTCGTACATGGTGACACTGATCGCCCTGCATATGTTTAACCGCACGGTTGACGTGCGGACCGACAAAGAAACCGCTTTGCACGTCGTTCTTCGCGCCTTGTTTCACGACAGCCCGGAAATAGTGGCGGGCGACATGCCGACTCCGGCGAAGCGATTTATGCGCGAACTGACCGGAGACTCCACAATATTCGAAAAGGTGGACGATGCGCTGATGCCAACCTTGCCGTATCTGGGCACCCCCATGGGTGACTCGAAGCTTGGTCGATTCATCAAGATGGCCGACGCCATTGAGGGTGCCCATTGGATCGGGGAAAACGGGGTTGGCAAGCATGCGCAGATTGTTGCGGCTGCCGGGTGGCGAAGGGTGGAAGACCTCGTGGAAATGTACGATGGTGAGGAACCAGACGTTGATTGGTACGGGGCGGTGAATGAGGTACTGATGGCGTTAGGCATGCGTTACGTGCATAAGCAATCGAGGATCACCCCGCCTTGAGGCGGGAGGCCGATAGACAGCAAAGACGAGAGCGGGGAGTGGGGTGTCTGATCATTGCGGTCTGCATCCTGCTCTTCATCCTGATGATAATGAGACTGGCGAGGGCGTTATGACGCAAACCGCGGAAAAGGTGGTTGAGGAAATGGAAACTACGCATGGGAACGTGGGGGAACAGGCGCGGATATCACAGCAAATTCAGGGTGTGATGCGTTCGTCCAAGCATTGGGATTCGCTACCTGACCACATGAAACAGTCGTTGCAAATGATCGCGCTCAAGGTGTCGCGCATCCTAACCGGCGACCCGTTTCATGCGGACAGCTGGCTGGACATTGAAGGCTATGCCCATATGTCCCGTAAGAGGATCATTCCCGGAGACCCGACCCGATGATCGAGCTTGAATACAAACGGGCGGTGATTCAGTCGCTACAGTTCTTCGACTTTGACGTTCAGGCGCATGAGGACAAGATCAGTAACTTCGTGCCTGATCTGTCGTTCGCCGTCGCCGGGAAGGATGGGTGGATTGAGGTCAAGTATCAGGACGAGCCGCCCGCGACGCTTGGGGGAATTAGCCATTGGACCGTTGGCCAGGAGGAATGGCTTTACAAGCGGGGGATGCGCGGCGCTGCCCAATGCTTCCTGCTGGTTGGCACCCCGGAAGTGCACGTAGCGTGGAAGTCGAATTTCTTGCCCGGGGTTCGACATTTACCGTGGGCGGTGGCGATCCGGTCCACCCCGTACCGCGAAAAGTCGATCTTTGAACTGGTCAGCGCCATCCATTCAATGCTGACGCGGGGCCGGTGAGGCCCGCACAACGACGGGGGCGGGGGGTGTATGTCCCCGCCCCCGTCACAACGAGACGATCCCCGGGCTGAGGGCAGCCCCGGTGCCAGAGGCTACCCCGGGCGGCGCTCCAGTCGGCCATCGGGGTGTTTCACGAAATATCCCCCGGTGAGTTGGATCGCAATGTCGCGATCCAGCATGGCCACGTTTTCGGGATGTGATAGCCATTCTTTCCCGGCGCTGGTGTCCGTCAACTCGAGAATCGCATCGTTGACTTCCACCCAATTGATTTTCACGGAGTCCATCCCGGGCAGTTTCGATTGTTGCAGTCCGGGCAGCCACCGGAAGATGCTGAAAATCGACCCATCTTTAGTCGGCCAGCGTTCGCGCTGCGCGGCGTTCCACAGTGCCCAACCACCGGAATACATTGGGGCGGGGCGGGGGCTCCCGTCCAAAGTTCGCCCATAAGGCGCTTCCGGGTCGGTGCCCAGATCAACTGCGGGCTGGTCGGGTTTAGTCGCGACGATTTTTTTCAACTCGTCGATGTGGCTTTGGATGGCGTCGATGATGGGCAGAATTTTTTCAATCATGGTGTCACCTTTGTTTGGTTGATACGGTGGTTACACAGGCATCGCCAACAGCGATCCCGCCGTCAGCAATTACCCCCCTATCTACGTTTATGTAGACAGTTGTGGCCTCGCCCCATAGCCCCGAAGCGTACACACACACCACGTTGGCATCCTTCGCTTTGCTGGACGCTAGGATTTGTTCGGGGGACATCGCCACGCATCCCGAACATAATAGCGATAAAACGACAAGTATTTTCACATGAATCTCCGGCAATCAATATACGGACCACCCGAACAGTCGAACCGCGAACCACATGGCTTTCCTAGTCAGCCACGGCTGACCGTTGATTGCCATAGCTTCCTCGAAAACGGCATCCGCCTCGGCTCTCGTGCAGATTTTGGACGCGTAAAGCCAATCGTGCAGGACGGCTTCTTTGGAGGCTTTGCCGCCCGCCATGAGGTAGGCCAGCGGAATTCGTGGCACGGAAGCAAAGTCGGTCACGAAGAATTTGGGCACCCGAAACTGTCTCTGCAATTTGGCGCTGTAGTAGACTAGATCGGCCAGCAGCTGCCATTCATGTTCCGCGACCTGTTGGACAATCAATCGCGTGTGGAATTCCGCTTTCATGAATCCTCCGCCCCGTAACGAAGATTCTTTGCGATGCGTCGTGCCCATCCCCGCCCGTGGGACTTCCAATTACTGAGGCGGGTCATGAAGTCTAGGCGCTCGGCATTTAGCTTCATGATCATATCGGATTCATCGGTCGTGTCGGCCGCAGCCTGACTGATCGGCCCCCATATCCCATCGTCCGCAACCCCTAGCGCCCGTTGAAGGTAGCGAACTGCCGTTTCGGGGCCGGAGTGATATGCGAAGTCGGCAAGTTGAAAGGCCACACCGTCCGGCAGGGTATCCGCATTAATACGATCCCAAAAATCGCGGCGAAAAATTTCTTTGGCATGCCCGCGGGTCAGATTTTTTATGTCGATGCCCGGATAACTACGTTTTGACACACCGTACTTGGTTTCTTTGCCCGGGTCGTTTGGGTCATCGGCATATTCACCCTCATGCCCCATCAGACGGTCGAAAATGGTGTCAAATGTCACGGGCGCAGCCATTCATTCTACAAGTAGCTTCGACAACGGACACCCGCCTGTCCAGATCTGCAAGTTTTCCGCGCAAGTCTGTCTCTATGTTGCGTAGGGTGAGGTTAATGCCAGCAACCTCTCTCGACAATTTTGACATTTCATTTTTCACGTCATGCCGCATCTGCGTTGCCGCCCACGCAACCAGCGAAGAAAGGGCCAAAATAAGCGCCCCGATGATTGTCAGCGCGTATGCCAAAAGGGTAGATTCGGACATGGCGTTATGGCTCGAGGGACAGATAACAACGGTGGTAAACTGCGACAGCGGCGCCCGAAGCAACCAATCTGATATCCAAATAGTCTTGCGCAGCCACTGTAAACTGATTGGCCGTTGTGGACAACACGAATGTCGCGGCCCCCGATATGGTACCGGTCATCGCGGTCGCCACACCGTTTTTCATGACCGTGTACGTGAAAACTTCGCCGGCCCCCGGAGCCCCTGTGACCGCGCAGTACAATTTGGTAACGATGCCCGGTTTGTTCACCACCCATGCTCCAGCCCCCGCGAACGGGTTTTGCCCGAACGGGCCGAGATACGCGGTGGCCCCGGCTGCCACAACAGTGGCGCTGCCCATGGCAAGAGGGATGGAAGCGCTGGTGTTAGTACCAGCGGTTTGTAGGGGCAGATTATCCTTTACAATCCAATTTAGACTGGTGGAGCCGTTCGAAATTGGAACTTTGCCCGCCCCATAATTTCTGCAGTCGTTGCCGTGTACGATGAAATTTTGGCTGGCCCCTGCGTCGATAAGGATGCCCTCGGCTTGTTGCGACAAAGCGGAGCTAAAATTGCCGATAGAACAGTCTTGGATGGACCATTCACTGACGTCGGCCAGCACCCTGACGCCAGCGTGAACGTTAGCCGAAGCCTTGCTATTGGACGCAATGGCTGTTCCCACGACGTGAACGCGAGTGCCCCCGACATGCAGCCAGCCGTTGGTGCCGTTCTCGCGTAACCTGCCGCCAACCCACATTAGCCCCTGCAGATTGTTACCCTGCGTACGGAGACCCGATGCACCGGTTGAATATGCACCCCAACAATTCAAACAATGCACCGAATATAGTGTGGCGCTGGTGCCATCAAAGTACCAGTTTTCAGCAGTGCTGCCGTCCGCGAGCACATTGTTGAAGAACAGATAAGCTACGATGGACCCGATGGGCGGATCAACCTTGACACCCCACGCGAATGTAGTTATGTCGATCGACGTGAAATACTCACCGCCAGTTTTTTGGATGCGAATGCCGGTGCTGGCCGAATTGTCGCCGGTGAATCCGTAATTTGAAATCTTGCCGAAGGAGAAGTGATTGCCGGCACCGTTTGGTGGCACATGATCCGCCAGCTTTATCCCATTGTTCTTGGTGTAAAGGATGCGGAAATTGTTGATGAATGTGTTATAGCACCTGGACAGTTCTATGCCGTTCCCGAATCCTTGAATATCGATGCCACTGACAACCGTGTTGTCGTTGGCATTCGTCAGGTATAGACCTGTTCCAGTGCTCCCGGTTCCTGTGCCCGTTGCTTCCCAAGCTCGGATAGTTACGCCGAATAGCCCAAATCCGGACTGGCTGCCAGCGTTATCGACGGCAATGGCATTCGCAGTTGCGTGGTACAAGGTTATGAACGTTTTATACGGGCCATCACCAATGATGGCTATGCCATACCCGGCAGGGATGCTGATTGTGTTGGTTATCTTATAATTGCCAGCGGGGAAATAAAGCGCTCCTTTCGTCGCACCAACGGCGGCGATAGCCACATTGATGGCGGCAGTGTCGTCGGTAACACCGTCGCCAACCGCTCCGAAATCTTTGACAGATTTTACGTCGCGGAGCTTGCTTTGAACGGATCTTATCACTGCCCCCACGCCGGATTGCAAGAACGCCATGGCAGAGGCATCCGCAGCCGTCCCTTCCAAAACCGTGACATTCCCGGACGGATCAAATCCAACGAACTTATTGGCGCGGTCAGATGATTTCGGCAAGACCGAAACTGCGGCATCACCCTCGGGCATGCGAATCGACCTGCTGATGATTTCATGTGCCCTCTGAGAAATCATCGTCAGCTTGTCCAGCGCAGTTTCGTGCGACTCCGCCGGGAATTTATCGTTCGGGGTGTAGTCGGTCAATTGGGTTCTGACCGGATCCCTTATGATTGCGATTTTGTGCGTAACCGGCAGCACAGCCACAGTGACGAGGGTGCCCCCCGCCGGGTTGCCAGCACCCGTTAACACATAGTCCGTGGTCAGGGCCAATGTGACGGCCGCCCCGGTGGATATCTCAGTTTTGATAACCAAGATATCCGAATCGTTGATGAAATAGAATGGGATGGTGAACGGTCCATTATGACCGGCGCCATTGTAATCTACCCTTGCGACATCCGAGGCCACAGTCATGATTCACTCCCCTAGAACCGGCATTTTGTTGCGTTGGCTGAATTGCTTGAGTTGTCGCACTTCGGACGCGAACCCGGCATGCTTGGGGTCGGCCAATATTTGTCGTTGCGCAAGCTTCCGATAGTCACCTATGGCAGCTTGGATGAACGCCACGCGAGAATCGTCTGAAAGCATGTTGTAAACTGTGGACATCGGGTGCTTGCCGGAAACCACGGCGTTCAGATAATCCTTGGCACCCATGCCCCATGCCGGGTGCTTGAGGTCATTTCCGGCGAGACGCACATAATCATCATACGCCTTGGGGTAAAAGCGCATGTTCGCTCGCACCCCGTCAAAGCTCGTCTGCTTGTCGATACGCTCGACGCCCTTGCCAAGCCTGACCATTTCACGATCGATCGGCTGGGGGTCAAGCGGCTTGGACTTGATAGGCGATAAGAAGTCATACCCCTTGCCCAAACCGGACTCGTTGGTGATCTCTTCGCCCCACAGGTTGCGCCGGGGCGGCAGGTTCTCGGAAAGGCCAGCGATCCGCGCCATCACCGCCTCGGCAGGGGAGGAAACCTCGCGGGAAACCGGGTCGACCAGATTCTTCGCCGCCGACATGCCCGCGGTCATGGGCAGGAAGGACGCGAAAAGCTCGTCCACGTACCGCTGCGAGTGACGCTTCGGGTCGGACATCATTTCCACGAACTTGGCAAAGCCCTCGAGATAGGTCTTGCTGATCACCACCTGCGACACGGCAGCGATGCTCATGGCCGTCACTTCCTGCCACTCGTCCACTTCTTCCTCGCTGATCTCGCCTCTCTTCACGGCTTCCGCAATGGAGGCCGCGAACCCGATGGTCATGCCGAAAGGATCCGTGCGGTTGTAGGAATACCAGCGGTCCCCAACCTTCACGGAGTAGGGCATCAGCCCCTGCCGCTGCGCGGCTTCCGTGGTTGCCGTGTCCTTGCCGCCGTAGTGCCCGGGTCCGGTAATCAGGCCCTTGTCGGCAATGTCCATGGCCATCAGCATCACCGCCGTGCCGGTGGACATCTTGGCAAGCGCGAGGTCCGCTCGCGCCCCGCCCGCCGCGATGTCGGCCCGCCACTGGCTGACCAGCGGGGCGAAGGGGGAGCGCTCGAACGCGAACCGGGCGAGGTTGACCGGGGTGCGCACGAACGGCAGAACGAAGATGGCCGGGTTCAGGGGGTGGTCGATGTTGCGTAGGTTCATGATCGCCTTACCAAACGATCCCATTTCCCCGGTGAAGGTGTTGTAGAGTGCCGCGTCGGCGCTGTTGATCATGGCGCTTTCGGGCGGATTGGTCACGATCTCGGCCACGCGCTTCCCGAAGTCAAACCCCCGGAGTCCTTCCTGCGACGCCGTACGGGCGGCTTGCGCGTGGAGTTCCATCCGGTAGCCGATCGCCTTGAAGAATTCGTCCTCTGCACCCAGCAATCGGGTGGGCACCCGAACGGCAGTGCCGACATAATCCACGAACCGGCCAAGGCCGGTGTCCCGCGACATGCCGAAAGCCTCGGACGAGATCGCGTGGGTGCGGGGCAGGTCCATCTTGTTGAAGGTCCACGAAGTCTCGCCCGTGCGCAGGGCCTTGACGGCCAGCTTGAACGCGTCACGCACCCCCTCCACCATGCCAAAGGCCATGGCGGCGGCTTCCTGCGCCTTGACGCCCTCGCCTCCCGTGAACCCACGGATGCCAGCGGCCACGCCCCGCTCGATGATGGAATTGAAAGCGACGAGCGTGTTGGACATCGTATTGACGACGTGCGTGGCGGGAGAGGAAAGCAGCCCGTTGATCCACGCCTCGCGGACGGCATCGACGGAAGCCGCGCCTGCGCCCTTCTCCGCGAACCGGGCGATGGCAGCTGGATTCGCCCCAACTTCCGCGAGGATCGCCAGCCGACGCGCCATTTCTGCCGACTGTTCCGGCCCGCCCATGGCGAGCATCACCTGATCGATGGCCCGCGCCCGCTCGACGTTGCCCTTCACGCCAATCTTCCATGAGGCGAGCGCCCGCGCCGTTTCGGTCCGCGCCCCGATCACTTCGGCCTGGATTGCGGAGTGGACGGCCATCTGCCTACGGAAGGCGAATTGGTCGAGCGCCCCTGCATTCTTGCTGGCCGCGGTCTTGGCCAGTTCCACCAGCTTTTCCGCGCTCGCGGCCCACAGTTGTCGGGCGGCGACGGCTTCCTCGGCGTTGAACCCTTGACCCTTGCGGCGGGCGAGCAGGTCGGTCACGGTCATGCCGAGTTCGCCCGCCAACTTCTCCGTTTCCTTCTGCGTGATCACGCCACGGGTCGCCTCGTCGATCGTGGGCTTGGCGTTTTCGGCCAGCTTGCCGATGGCGAACTTGATCTCGTCAGGCTCGTCAAAACGGGCAAAGTTGACGTAGACCTCAAAGTCTTCGGACTTGATGGCTTGCTTTACGCCCGCAAGTTCAGCCAGCTTCGGGTATGCCTTGATTTCTTCCGGCGTGAGCTTCCCGCCAGTGTGCACGGCATCTGCCGCTTGCGCGGGAGAACGGATAGCGGCGGGGGCATGCGGGCTGCCCGGGGCGGTTGCGGATTTCTTCGGTTTGTTCCGGATCACGGCCCGGGGGTCCAGCTTCGCGGTGTCGGCTGCGCCCTGCGCGATGCGACCGGCCTGAGGACCGGGTTTGTGAACAACCATTTCCACGCCGGGCTTCGACGGGTCGCCCACCACTTGATTGAAGGTGTCCTCGGTAAGCTCCCCGTACTTGGACTTGAGGTACACTTTCTCCGCGTCCCCGGCCCCTTTCACATTTTTTGCCGCCCTGAGTGCCCGGGCACCCAAGAATACACCCTCGGCAAGGACGCCAAGGCCCAACCCCTCGAGCGCATTTTTGAATCGCGCCTCCATTTCGGTGTCTTCCGGCTTGGAGGAGAGATAGTCGGTGAGGATGTTGGGCGGAAGTTCGAATTTCTTCCACAGATCGGCAAGCCGCCCGCCGGAAGGATCGCGGACCGCGAAATCTGCGAACGCGCCCGCTGCCATGGGGGCCGCGATATTACCAGTAGCGCCTACGGCCCGCAAGCCTTTGATGGCGGGGATGAACCCGGTCAGAAACTCCGTGATTGACTTGGTGACGGCGCCGGTCGGAGTCTTCGGATCTTCTCGCGTGTATGAAAGATCGGCCACATTTTCGTTCAGCCAGTTGGCCAGCGGGTCGATGGCGAAGCCGAGCGCATTTTTGATCGCGGACTCCACGCCCGCAACCGCCGCGCCGGGAATCTCGGCCAGATTTCTCGAGACGGCGGAGGATTGCTTGTCTTCCGGGGGCGGGAGCCTTCCGATCGGGTCGTCAGTCTTGCGGCGCACCGGTTTGGGCGGCGGCAGGGGGCGGGCCGGGTCGGCAGTTTCCGGAGCGGGGGCGACAGCCGCGCCCTGCTCGTAGGTCTGCATGAACTGTTCCATTTCGGCGGCATCAGTGGCCGTCGAGCGTCCGGAAGTGACGTTTTGGAAGTCGGCAGAAAGGTCGTCTTTGTCCATCACTTGCCCCCGGCCTGGACGGCCTTGCGCCACCTGTTCAGATTGGAAATCTCTTGGTCGTAGTCAGTCTTGCTGTACTGCTTGGCGTCGTACCGGCGATCAGCTTCACGCTTGGCCGCTGCGATGTCGTGAAGGACCCCCTGTATGTCGCTGGTGTTGCGGCGGATGTTCCCGCTTCGCGGCATGGGGAGTCCCAGCAGCGTGTCCTGCAAGTTGATGAACTTGTGTTGCTGGACGATTTCCTTGGCCCGCTTTTCTACCTGCTCGTCCGTGCGCTTCTCCGCGATCACCCAACGGTCGAACGTGTCCAAAGCCTCGGCCAAACGACTGCGCCCAACCGGGTCCTGCACCAGCGGCCCCGGGTCCATGCTCTGCGTGATGTAGGACCGCGAGCGCTCATACTCCGTTTTCGGGCCTTCCTGCCGCCCCTGTGATCGCGCCCTGTTGACCTCGGACGCAAGATGCTCATTAGAAAGCTGGCCGTTGCGATGAGCGCGAAACGCAAAATTCACCGCTTCGTCGAACTGCCCACCAGCAATAAGGCCTTGCAATTGCCGGAACGCGCCGGGATCAGTTTTCACACCGCCTTCCGGAGATTCCAGCATCTTTAGGGCAGACTTATACTCGGAAGAAGAAATGAGCGGGCGCACCGCCTCGATATGGTTGCGAGTCAGTTTCTTATCGGCGTCAAGTGCCCACAGGTTCTTTAGGGCTTCGTCCCCGATACGGGCGCGCTCAATCTTGGCGAGTCGATCGATGTCCGCATCGGTTTGGGCTTTCAACCGCACCGCTTGTTCAAACATCTGCATCCTTCGTTCGAACGGTAGGGTGTCAAAGGCTTCATTTCCAGTCACACCTTTTAGATCGCCGGAAGATTGACGGACCTTGCCGGTAGCCGGGTCCGTGGTGTTCATGAACCCGATGCTTTCTAAAAATGCGGTCGGGGACTTTTGCACTTGTGCCCATACCGCTGCGCCCGCGATCTTGTCCACAGCTTTTTGGCGGAGTGCGGATTTTTGCACGGGCGGGAGTGCCGCGCCGTCTATCAGGGCAAACTGCTCTTCCAACGCCACCTTGAATTGCGATGGGTCGGTGTTCATCAGCTTGGCGGTGGAGTCGATCGCCGCCGTAAATTTATCGGCTCGATAGTCAACGCGGGCCTGTGCCTCGAACCCCATGGCCCGCTCGCCTAAGTCATTGCGAATTTCAAGTAACCGACTTTGCAGAAACTTTTTCGCTCGCTCGGTAGGCGCAGTTTTTAGGATTTCGTTGGCGTATTCGTCGTAATCCTTGATGAACCGCGGACTGAACTCCGGGGCGCCCGGCTCAGCATTTTCTTTGCGATTGATAAGCTCCTGTGTCCATTTCAGGCGAGTGTTGGCCAGAGCATCGGAAGACCATGCTCGAGCTTCTTCGTCCCGGCTTTTTTCGTACGCACCGTGCGCACCGCGAACAGCGTTCGCGATGTCGTCATAGTTCACCGGCTGGATCACGTTCACCGGCTGCGCACGGGGCGGGTACGCTCTTCCCGGGTCGGGGGTCATGGTCTGTTGCTCGTACTGAACAATGCGCGGCACGGTTAGTTATCTTCCAGTGTTGTATGCCGAAAACCCGGACGACAGGGCCGCGGAAGCGGCATTGATTATTCTGGCACCCCGAATTGATCTGGCGTTCGCATAGCTTGACGATGCGTAATAATCTTCTTGTGCGGCTTGACTCAGCAGCCCTCTGCCTTCCAAATATCCCTCGTATCTAGTATTCAAAGCGTCAAGTTCCGCGAATACGGCGGATTGCTCATCGATCGCAGCGTTGGACCCCTCAAATCCCAGGCCAGTTTGTGCTATCGCGGCGGCACGACGCCCGGCTTCGATGCGATTGTTTCGGCGCCGCTGCTCCTCACGCTGATTGTAGACCGATGCCGCAATGTCAGCCCGTTGCCGCAGCACAGCGGCATTATACTCATTGGCTTGAGCAGCAGCCCTCATTTGAGCTTCCTGAGCTTGGCTGTTCCTTATGGAACCAAGCCCACTAATAGCAGCGGAAGCTGCGGTTATGGCAAATAGTGCAGACATCATGCCCCCCGCATAGTGTATATCGAATGTTCGCCATCCTCTGAGGTTTTTTCAAACCCTAGCATGGCAGCCCAACGGTGCGCTTCCGGGAAATCATTACGAATCATGGCTTCCATCGGAATTTTTGATTCGTCAGGATCACTGGAATGCAAATAGATCAGCCGTTTGATGCAACGCGTTACCGCAAGCATGTGTTTAGAGGCTTCCCGCGACAACATCGCCCATGCGCCGTGCCCGTATGCCCGACCGGCGCAAAACACGACGCGGCCCTCGTGCATGCCGGTAAAAGCATACCCGGTCTTGGCGTGGTCGCCGCTCAATATGAACGGCAATTCCATAGCCTGTTTTTCTTGCAGATCTATCTGTTCCCCATGTTCCGGGGAATAGGGGATGATTATCACCGATCTTCCTCAACGCTGAATTTCGGGGTGATGGCCACCACCGTGCACGGCAAAGGTTGATCCTGCACGATGGTTAACAGCAATTCTGAGTCGTAACCATCGGGCCACGACACAATTTTCTCGCCCGTGAACAACGGAACGGCTTGATCCATGACGTCCCCGCCGCCCCGAGTTGAAATTGTATCCAACCGTTTGTCTTCATCCCGGCCGTATCTGCAACCACCAGTTTCGTGGAAATTTATCGCGACACGGGATGCTCTTTTAGTCTTGCCACGGGTTGATCCATCGGCGGATCCCGACGATATCGGCATCGGTTGAAGCACAGCCGGGCACGGCAATCCGATATTGACTAAACTTGCGGGATAATCTAGAGTGATAGACCCGCCAGAAACGACTTTTTGCGGATGAACAGCACCGTCTGCAAGAATGTCAACCGTCTGACCCTCAAGATGCGACAGTCCAGATATGACAGTGGCAGTCATTCTCCACGAATTAGCCGCCATGGTGCCCGCCCCGGGCGGGTCAGAAAACAGCGTAACAGAAGGCCACGGCACAATTACAGTGCACTGGACATTTTGCGGATCGATGTAGTCCGTGATTTTAGCAATGGCGGTAAGCCACTGGACTTTGCCCTTAACGTCCCTTGTCGAGTATCTGTAATGAATATATTTTCCGACATCACCAACCGCGAACACCGCGCCGCCCGCAACAAATGCTACACCGGTAGTCCATGCAACGACAGCGGAGGGATGCGGGGTTAGCGCAACATTTTTGGACCCGTTGAAAGTTAGACCGCTGTCCACATAAAATGCAAAATGCGGATCGTCCCCTTCTTCATGGAACTTTTCCATGTATTCGATAAAATACTCGTCGGTCCCGGACATGTTCCGTTTCACGAGCATCCAAATTTCGTCGCGCCCGTCCATCGGGATTGACACCACCGACAGAATTTTCGCAAATTCCGTGTGTGGGGCATCTGAATAACCACCGATTCTGTGCGGGTGCCAGCCTCTGATGTCCTGTTCGTGATTCAACGTGAACCCGGCCAGATCACCATTGGCCATGGCTGCCCAAACCAATGAATCCGGCTCTTGCTGATAAGTTATGTCAACGATCCCACTTTTTGTTATGTGTTCGGCCAAAATAGTCATGTCGGAAGCTGTCCAGCGTTCATTAACGCTTTCCGCCATGCGAATGTCACGAATCTTTCTGCCGGATTTTTGAACGAATAAAATGCCGTCTCCGACTTTCAGTATCGGAGTCCCGCGAGACCCGTATTCGGTTTGTTTTCTGATGGTAGCGTTTCCGGGGCCAAAAGGATCGGATGGCACATTTTCCATCAAAGCGCTTTCGTCCCCACCAGTCCCTATCAATAGCGCTAACTGTGACGGCGCCATCCATTTAACGGGGTCAGCGCGATCCGACAGAGTATTTGCAACTATTCCCATGTCAGCCGTTATCAAACCGCCGGGATCGCGGTCCGCGAAACTTTCAAAATCGGCAGCGACAGACGCCCAAAAATCTCTGTCGCGCATGACGCACAAACGCTCCCGGAAAAAAGTTCCACAGGTGGGGTACCCCTCTAAAATATTCCAGGGGCTAAAGGCCCAACGCGGAGTAGCTCCGCCAACGCCAACTACCGACTCGGGGAGCCTTGAAATAACAGTGGCCACCGCAACAGTTGAACTCGTTATGCTGTCTATTTTCGCCCAACCATAGCCGGGGTCAAAGAAACGCCACAAAACGCCACCGTCGCCATCATACCGATCGACGGCTGAAGAGGATTTCCAATGCTGGTAATGAACAGGCTTAACTGACCCGGTTAAGCCCGCACCATCAAACTGCCCGCCGGTTACATTGGTTGTCAAAGCAATTTCAGGACCACCTTGTACAGCGGACAATGTTACTTCAATCCTGCTAGGCACGGTTTTTACGTAATACGTTGTGCCGATCACCAACGGATTCGGCAGCGCCGCCCCTTTGCCAACCCACGGATCACCAATTCGCAAATTGTGGGAGATATCACTGGTTATTCTATTATTGGCGGTGTCGGCGTTCATGATGGTGCATAACGGGAACCCACCGATGGCCTTGTATACTTTACCATCGGATCTACGAACTTCGTTGGGGAATATAGTTTTGCCCGGTTCCCAAGATTTTACGCCATCAGCGTCGCGAGTTTCCAACAAAATTAGACTGCCAACCAACGCATTCGGGGCAAAAATGTTGGGTATGAAAGTTGCGGCAGATGCCGTCAGCGTAACGCTGCCGATGATGGCATCAGAATAGATTGTGACAGTATTGGCCGGATCGATTGATTTGAACGGCCCGTCCAAAATTGATACGGCTGCGATTGAAAATGCACTGGCTCCGGTGCGGGTGATTTTCTGCGGCGGATATGACCTATGGAACACGTACAAAACATCGCCCGATTGAACCATGCGTAAAGCAAATGTTCCATCAGATGCGGTCAAATTCACACCAGAATAAGGCGTGACCATCACCAACGGAACGCCCGGCGAGGATTCCACTACTCCGTGATTGGAATAGAACCTGCAATACAGATCACCAAACTCTATCACATAGGCTTGGTCATCGCTAAAAATGAACCCGGCCAACCACGGTTGGCCGATAACAGAGGCGACAGTTTTCTTTGTCACATACCGCGTCCCCGGTCTACGGCGAACCGGCCCCTGCGGAGAAGGCACAAAATTGCGCATCCTCCTGCACGAATTTACATAATACTTCAAATCCAATCTCCCCTCCATCAGGGGGGACAATTCACCGGAATTGAAGTTTGAAATTGTCTGGGCCGATTTCATATTCAAAGCCTCGAGAGCACCCAATCATCGTCGGCCAATCGTTTCGGATGCAACTCAATGGCATTCGCGCGAATAGCCAGTGAAATTTCCCTGTTCAATTGCGCTTCTGCCCGGTCACGTTTCGAACCGGATTGCGTCAAAGTCTCGGCAAGATCAACAGCCAACTGGCACCCGAACGCCTTGGTGAAGTTTGGTGAAAATTGCGCGGTGTCTGTCACGCGCTTGACATACCGAATATTCAGGGGGGCGCCCCAATCAGTAAGAATTTGTCTGCCCTCGATGGCGTATTTTTCAACAGGTGCGCCACGATAGTCGGTCAAATCCACGCCGACATATTCTTCATTCAACAGGATTATTCGGAGACAGTCGGATGGCAATTGATAAGCCATCCCGAATCCAAATACGGGGGCACCGACGAGCGCCGGGATTTGTGCTCGGGTTGCGGCGAACGACCAATTATATCCCGCTAACAGGGCGTCGCGAGATATCTCATACAGTGCCTTGGCTTCTCGAGCGGGTTTCGTATCATCATCCAGTGAAATGATACGAGACTCACCGAGCAGCGTCAGCGCAAGGTTGACGATGCCGGTTTCGGATGCCATGGATTAAGCCGGGGGCCATTTGCCGGCAAGAATGTGATTCTTGATGTGCTCAATCGCGATGATCACGCGTTCACGACCGGCGGCGGTTGTGATGCCCGTGCCCGCAAGGTCGACGGTCAGTTCCACGCTGTCGGAGTTCGTGGCGGCGCCGACTTCCTCCACCACTTGATTGCCAACTTCACCGGCTGAGATTTTGTATCGACGGGTCGCCATGTACTTCTCCTATAAAAGAACCCCCGGGAGTTGTCCCGGGGGTAGGCCAAGAACGGCAGGAAATAGTTTCAGGCGGCGCCGACGACCTCCACGGTGACGCAAGCGGAACCAGCGGCGGCAGCGGCAGCCACGAGGGTCCCAGTCACGTCATAATCGCATTGGGGGTCCGCCGACAGACCGATAAGTTCCCACACCCGCTTTTCCATGTTGGCGACGGTAATGATCCCGGATTCGCGGGTAACGTCGAGTGCGCGATTGGCGGTGTTCATGTCCACGGCGGAAGCGAACAGGTCGGCATCCACCACCGCGCCGCCGTTGGCGGCGGTCTGGTAAAGACCGATGTCCATGGTGCAAGCCGCGCCCCACGTTGCGTTGTCCAGCAGTACCTTGCTCACCAGATCGTTCGACTTGATCCGACAGAAGCGGTACGTGGAGGCAATGGAGTCGCCGTTGGCAGCGGTGGCAATGCCGCGTTTTTGACGAACCCTGCCGCCGTCCACGTTGGCCTTGTTGAGGACAGCCGGGGTGGCATCGGCGTTCGTGACCGGCGTGGACTTGACGGCGACGACCGCGAAACGCGTACCGATGAATTCGTGAATGTTCTGCTGGAAAGGTTCCAGCATCCACGCGACGAACATCGCGAAGTAGAGCTTGATGGTATCCATGTGTTTTCTCCTGTTCAGTCGCCGGTTATTCGGCGCACTTGATTTCGATGACCTTGTTCTCTTCCAGCCGGGTTGCGCCGAAAGTGCCGTAGACGTACACCTGCACGGGGTGGCCCGCCAGATCCTTGCGGATGCTGATGTCCGTGCTGATGTCGTTCCACATGGCCAGCACCATGCCGGACTTGGCATAGGCCGGAATGCGCCGGTAGGACGAGCCGTCCGTGCCGAGCAGTTCCGTGTGCTTGAGGTTGAAGCCGAGGAAGCGCGTGACCTTGCCCTCGGTGATCACCGGGCGCTCGTTGAAGTCGAGGCTGATAACCTGGATTTCCGCGAGCAGGTTATCGTGTTGCTTAGACGTAACCGCGATGGTCAGCGGATCCGTTTCCAGATCGACTTCGTACGCCATCAGAAGGCGCTTGGCTTCGCGCATCTTGGCCACCGTCAGACCGACGTTGCCGGACGCGCCGTGGTTCACCGCGACTTGGTTCGCCGCCGGGAAGCTCGTCGTGGTGCCACCGGCCTCGCCGGTCTTGCGGTCCCCGAAATAGGCGCCGATGATCTCGCGATCCTTGGCCCGGCCCATCGCATACGTGCCATTCTGCGCGTAGGACGATTGCGGGTCGGACAGGGTGCGAAGTTTGTCGATCGAATCGATCAGGTCGTTCCAGTCGTAATCCGACGGGTAGACCCACGGGCGATCGGTCGGGGTGTCGGCAGGAACCAGCGGCGGGTAGCGCGTGGTGCGCTTCGTTGCCTCGACCTTGCCGATCTGATCGACGGGGACGGCTGCTTTTGCTCCGGTGACGGGAAACGGCATGACCGTTTCCGAGAGACGCGAGCCTTTTTGCTGGAGCAGGAGTTGGAGCGTGGACGCGTATTGCTGCGCGTAGTGGGTGGGGATTTTATCCGACATTTTGGGTTCCTCTCGTTGGAAAAGTTGATTTCACTCTTCGCGAGGGGGTCCCGTTCCCGGCCCCTTACTTGCGGTTTGTCGTGATCCGCCGCCGCGTCTCAGTCCTTTCCTGAGCGTCTAAGAGGCCCCCGATTTACGGGGGGTCCCCCTAGCCCACGACCCATGCCTGCGAACGCGTAGTGTACTCCAGCGGACAGTGTGCGTCAAGCCGCTTTTTCGCCGTACCCGATCTTATGGAGACGGTCCCATTCGGACCGTTTGTCGGAATCCCCGGCAGTGAAAGCAGCAATCCACTGCTGGTCCTTCTTAAGTTCATTGATCCGGATGCGGGCAGCTTCCGGCGTCATGCCGCCCATACCCCCGGCCCCGGCTCCGGCCCCCTGGATGAAAGTATCCTCGCCCATGGCCGCACCAATGGATGCCCACAACTTGAAAGTCTGTGCCGTCCCGAGGGCACCCTCGATGCGGGTTAGCGTGCTTTCCAGTTCACCCGCATCCTTGTGAGGAATGAATGCCTTGGCCGCACGGCGACCCATTTCCACGTTCTTATCCCATTCTTTGCCCCACTCTCCCTTGAGCGCCGCCACTTCACGCTCGGTGTTTTGCAAAAGTTCCGCGTCCTTGCCCTCGTGCGCCGCTTTTGATTCAGCAGCGAACCATGCCATGACTTCCCCGAAAAACTGCGCGGGCATGCCGATCTTGTGGGCGTGAGCTTGAAACTTGGCGAACATCGGGTCATCGGTGATGGCTTTGGTGATCGCCGGGTCGAAGTCCTTGGGCAGAATATAACCCTCCGGCTTCTCGGGGATTCCACCGACCTTTTTGTAAAAGGCCTGCCATTCTTCCTTGGGGGCATCGGGCTTGGGGACGATCACACCGCGACCTGCCTTGTCTGCACCGATGAACTTCTCGAGGTTCAACGCCTTCCTGCCGAGAGCTTCCGGGTCAGGAATTCCGTTGTTCTGCGCGCGAATCCAGTCGCGAACCTCCGTGTCCTTGAAAGTGTCGTACCACGCTGTCGGGGCGGGGGTCCCGGATCCCGAGGCGGGGGTCCCGGATCCCGAGGCGGGGGTCCCGCTCGTTGTGCCGCCGTCACCGGACAGCGCCCCCGCCGCCCCCGTTGTGCCACCACCCCCGTCGCCGTCCGCGACGCAAAACACGGGCAGTACATACGTCGCGAGCAATTTCATGATTTTTTTCATGTGTCGTTCTCCTGTCGTCCTTGTTGGTCTATCATCCGGTATATGTCAGCGTCGTCTATGTGAAGATGTTGCGTGATGCGCAACCAAACCTCCCTGCGCCCTTCCGCTTGGGCCGACGCCACGGGATCCACCTGTTGCGTGATGGGGGAAACCATCGTAGTGGAAACCGTGGCGCGGCAGAACTTTCTCAAATCCGACAGTACGATGTGAGCCGCCGGGGAAATTTGCCCACCGGGCTGGAACAACGCCCGGTAGGCATGGCGCCTCTTCATCACGAAATTACGAACCCTGTCGAACATGGGTCAGTTCTTGGGGTCGAATTCCGCTTCGGTAGCGGGATCCGGCTTCTTCTCTTCGGGCGGCGCGGGCGGTGCGGCCGGATTCACTTCCGCGGCCGGATTCACTTCCGCGGCCGGAGGAACCGGGGGATCTTCTTTGATGATGATTCTCTCTTCCATGTTTTTCTCCTATCAATTGAATGGTACTTCTGCCGGTACCGCGAAGCTTGCTGCCTGAGCAGCTTGCCCGAGGTTCTTTGCCGCCGCCGAAGCCGCCGCCGCATTCTTGGCGTCAAGCGTCATCTGTTCGTTCTGGGCCTTGGCTTGTTGCTGTTCGTCATACGCTTCCCGAGACTTGAGCACCTTGAGCGGAACTCCATTGATTTCAGCAAGCTCATATGCGAGGTTCGCATCATCAAAGATGTCGAAGATTCCGGGCTTGACGTTGGCAATCGGGGTTAGCGCCTCAACGGTGCGTAGGATTGCCACACCATCTTCTGCGCGACGAAGCTTCGTCAGGGGTGAAGTGTACACCACCTTGATTCCACCCCCGGCGCCCTGCAATGCGGCTGGCATCGGCGGCAGGGCACCCGCGGCACTCAGAATGTCGAGTTCCCGTTCGATCAGCGGGCCAAGAAATTCCGTCTGCTGCCGCCCCACGGTCGGGGCGAGAAGTTGCCCCTTCTCCTGCGCACGGATCAGAGCTTCCGTCGCCGTCATGCGCGGGTTCTCGACGAGAATCTCGAACAGGGTGACGTAGAAAGCGTCGTTGATCAGACGGCGTTTTTGCTCCGTCATTTCGAACGCGATCGGGAGGTTCGATCCCGTCTTCATCGGGTGAACCAGCTGTCGCCCTTGATCGTCAACTCCGCCATAATTGATCGCGTTCGGGCGGGCATTGAAAGAGTTCAGAATGCCGTCGCCATAGACAAGAAGCGGGGGGTCCACGATCTTGTGGGCCGCTCGAATCAATGTCTTTTCCATTTCATTCAACATCTTGATGTCCGGTAGGACCTGCATGGCCGGGGACCGACCGTATGTTTCACGCGGCGCAGTCACGTGCCGGGAAACCTGATACGGCATCATCCGGTAGCCGCCTTCCGATAAAATTTTCTTCCCGTCCACTGAGCAATAATATGAACTGAACGCCATGCCTTTATAATTCTTGGCCCCGGCTTTGCGCTCGTCGTTCGGCTTGACGCAATGGATGAAATCGAATTTGCGGAAGGGTTCCCTATCCACACACTTTACGATGGATTCGGGCAAAGCGTTGCCCCACTTCTGAAATGCGGCCCGGGCGGACATGGGGAACTTGCGATGGATGTAGTCCACCACGCCGACGTGGTTCTCGGCTATGTAAAGCTCGGACAGAGCGATTGACTTGTATCGGATGCCGACGCCTACGATGTCGTCCGTGAACATGCCCTGCGTCCCGAAAGCCATCAGGCTGACGTAACACTCATGTGCCTGTGAGGAAAAATTTGCCGACGGGCGGTAGCGCACCCGGAACAGCAGCTTGTTCACTTCATCCAAGTACAAGCGCACTTCCCGATTACCAATCAGTTCATGGTCTTCCGGCTCGAGATTGTGCCACTGCTGCGTCGATGGCGTGATCAGGGAATCGATGGCCGACGCCGCTCGGTCGAGGGCAAGCACCGCCGTGGCATCAAAAATCTTCTCCGTACGTTTCTCACCTCCAACGCGATTTGACTGTTGAAATTCATCCTGCCGGGGTAGAATGCGTTCGGCAATTTCGCGCCAGTGCGATTCCCATGTAGAGCGATCGCTTTCCAATTGTGCATGCTGCTGCATGATGAACTGAGCGCGGGAATCGATGGTGTCCATCATTTGCCCCTAAGAGTGTCCAAACTTTTCTCGAGATTTTTCCCAGGATTGAACGACGAAGCCCATTCCAAACCATAGAACGCCGGTCCCTCAATCTCCATGTCCCCGAACGCTTCAATATCCAAAGCCATGGCTTGTATCTCGATCTGCACGTCCATCAATTCTTCAATCTGACTGGACACCTGACTGAGAATCGACCTGTCGGCATGATCGTATTGACGGTCACCGTTGCCATCAATGACCACCGTGCACCCGGCTTCCTCGAAAAGCTTGCCCCTTTTGATGTGAAACTCGCGAATGGCCCTGTCGCAAGCAGCGGCCAATCTTTCTACCGAATACTTCAATTTCACGGGCAACTTTGCGGATTCCAGCGGCCTTAAACCGGCACGGCCGTCAATGACTTGCCTAAACGTTGCGGTCAACATCATAGCTCCAATCAGGTGTCCACAGCGATTGTCTTAACCACTCCATTGCCAAATTTGACCTTCAAATCACCGTCGGCTGAATCGACATAAAGTTGCGCGAACCCGGCGATGGTTGCCGGAGCGGCTACGCCATCCAGAAGCCCGAACGGAGGAACCGACAGTACCACAGAACCGTTAAACAACATGGCCACCGTGGAATCTCCGAAAATCACATTGTCCGAGGAATCGATTCCGAGGATAACTTTGTTCGCGGTGTTTGCGGCATTGCGCCCGACTATGTAATTATTGTTCGCCAAGCGCACGGCACCCCAAGTGGTGCCATAACCACTCTGATCCTTTACATCCACGCCGTAGTGTTCGATTACGTTGACGGTTCCCGTTCCAACTAAAACTTTCGTCGGGGACTGTACTTTCAATCCCATTGATTCAGTTACGGTAACGGCTTTGCCGTTGTCGGCCCACGATGACACCTGCGCGGAAACGCCCACCCCCTCGTCGAACGTTTGCGCCGAATGCGCCGCCGTGGAGGACAGGCCGACCCATCCCCACCCATCGATGGCCACCCCTATAGCTTGCGGGGCCGTTACTGCCGCCTGCGGGGAAAACCGATTTACAACACCGATCCCGACGGAATATCTGTCATAAGCCTCACATATCTGATCCACCCATATGCCGCACCAATCACTGCCGTTATCGCTCGCATTGGAGCCGGCCATGAATGACGTGCCGCTGGAATACGTGAGCGCTTTTGCAACGGCCATGCCGCTCGGCGTGACATGAAATACGCTGCTGCCACCAACTTGAAGATCGACCAGTTTTGACGCAACGTTCGAAGCCGTATTCGTTACATTCAGTTTGATCCCTGTGAATGCTACGGCCCCGTTGTTCCAAGTCGCGGACAAGTCCTGCAATTTCTTGTCGGAAGTCAACACTCCGGCGGCATAAACCTGCAATTCCTCCCGAGTTATGACTTTGGTGGTCCCGGACGCCGCCATGGTGGTATCTGAAACGTCCACCACGGCAAGAAGGTCCGAGGGGGCCACCAATGCCCCGGTGATGGCAGCGAGAGCGGAAATTTTTTTGCCGGCCATGATTAGCCTCCCTCTGCGAGTATCGCCTGACCGCTCTCCAACAGCAGTTGATCACCGTTCTCCAACAGCACGAAAACAACCGACGGAGTTGTTATCGGCTTTGTTATCGGCCTTGTTATCGGCCTAGTGACGGGCGCCGCACTGGACCCCATGATCAATCCCCAACATGCGTTGCCGTCGCGTATGCCGCCGTAGCCACGGAAACTGCGGCGCGAATATTGCACGGGGGCAGTTCAAATACCCCGCCCCCATTCGCGGTCAAAGTGGTGTCGGCACCGGCAGCCACCCATGCACCATTCGGCAGTTGATATTGCAGCGACACCGAACCGCCCCCCCACGTAGCTTCTGCCATGAATACCCCGGTACCGCCCGGCCACGCAAACGAGGATCCGGTCGCGGCGGCATTCGACAGCAAGACGAACTTTCCTTTGGATGACGGCATGCTCATTCCCCCAATAGCGTTCTTGTTGCGGTTTGCGGCGTCCCGGCACCCCGAGGCCCGGTAAGAAGCGTTGCGGCCCGCCCGCGACGACGACGGCGATTGTCCGTATCGTCACGGACGGTGGACGCCGCCTCGGAGATAGATGGCGGTGGCGCGACGGGCTCCGGGGGGGGAAGTGGGTCCGGTTGTTTCGGTCTGCGAAAAAGAGAAGTCATGGTTCATTCTCCTAAAACGTTGTAATCTGAATCTGCCATTTCCTTGCGTGGTGCCCTTCTGTCTTCCGGACCAATGATGACGTGCCGATCTTCGCCACCCGAGACACAATCATACTGGAGAGCTTCGCAAACGTGAGAATATTTGTTCTTGTCCGGGACATCGCGAAATTTGATATCGCCCGCGACCTGCAGCCGTTTGCGGTGATAGCCCCCGGCCATCCCTTTGCGCAGGACCGCCGCTCGGGGGTGAATCTTCATGGCCGGCTTTCCATCCACTAGATTCTTGAGCAGATAGGCCACCCCCTCGCGTCTTCGCACGGGGTCATTGGTCGGCGCGGGCTCTGCGTTCGTGAATCCCGCCGCCTTGAGGATCTTGAAGCACGTGGACTCTTCCGGGGTCACCGCATCGCCCGAAGGATCACCCCGGGCGGAAACGATCTTGATGCCGGGGTATCTGTCACTCAACATCTTCTTGAGTTCTTCTGCGAAGGATACGATTCCCAGCCGTTCAGACACGAACTCGTCGTGTACGAACCACCGGCCGTTGCCAGCCCGCTGGGAAAGCGTCGCCGCCGGGGTGAGGCCGAAGTCAAAGCCCACACGAAACCCAAGTCCGCGTAGCAGAGGGAAGTCTTCGCCGGAGTGCATCGAATCCTTGTATTCCGGGTACACGGGGAGTCCGTCCATGACGAATCCATATTCGCCATCCACGTACACCTTGATCCAGTCATCTTCCTTGCCGGCCATGAGAAATTCGTAGTAACCGGCCCGTAGGTTGCGGATATTCTCCGCCTCGGGGGAACGTCCCGACGGTTGTGCGTGAAACCTGAACAGTGACTGATCCTTCTTGAGGAATCCCTGTATCCGGAGCGACTCCTCGGCCTCTTTCATCGACTGGATCACCTGTCGATTGCGCTCATTCGTCGTGTCCTGTTCAGCGAGGATATACCACCAGTGGTCGGTGTCCGGCGGGTTCGTGTCCATCACGATCTGCGCATTGACACAGCCGCCCTGCCACATTGCCGGATACCGCCCCACTCGCCCGCTCAGGCCGTCGAGGATCGCCTTTGGCACTTCTCGAGCTTCATTGATCCACACGTCCGAAAGCTCGATGCCCAGCAATTTCTTAAGATCGTCGGGCCGGTCAAGGGCCACAAAGTATATCTCCCAATCGAACATGTTTTGCCGGTCAACGATGTGGAGCATCGGGGGGCCGGTGTCCCGCCAGTGCCCCAAATGTTTCGGAATCCACGCGAAGAACGTATTCATCGTCGTGGTCCGTAGCTCGGGGTAAGTGTTCCTGATGATCGCCGTCCGGCGACGTGCCCACCCGTCCTTTGCTTTCACTTTCGTCTGCAGCCGTGCATTGCGCATCAGCTTCATCACGACTGTCACCGACTTGCCCGACCCGAATGGCCCGCGTATTCCAGTAATGAACGACTCGTCCTTTAGAAAAGCCTTGGCCACCGGACCCGGGGCATACCAGTGTATGCCGTCGTTCCTTTCAGGGGAACCGAGCTTCTTTCCCTCGACCGGGATCTCGATGTCCGGCGCGGAATTCATGCGTCGTGGGCACCCAAGATGGTGCCGGAACCCGACCCTTCGACCTTGAGTGGATTCGGGCGCACCGTGTCCATGACCGTCGCGCCCCCGCGCTCACGGATGAAACGGCCCACGCCCTCGCGCATGGACAGACGCACGAGGGAGTGCAGGAAATCCATCGCGATCCGCCGCTGCTGGCGGCGCTTCCGGGCGGGGGTGGTACTTTCCATGTCGGTGGGGGCTTCCCCCACCACGGAGTCGACGAATTTCGACATTGCCTCGTACATCTTGGGGGAAGGGGTGGTGTCCATGGAGCGGCCTATTCGTGGATGTGGATATTGAACAGTGACGTCTGCTCGCCGGTCTCGCCGTCCTTCCACTTGGCGCGAGACTTTAGCCAGAACTTTGTCATCTGCTCGGAAGCGCCCGAAGTGGCCATATTGAAGGCAGTTCCGGCCACCGCCATGTTTGCCAACTCCTCCCCGTGATCAAGCTCGGCCCCGTACAGTTGCCGCAGTTTGCCGGGGCGCATGTTCAGCGCAGCGCAGATGAAATTTTCGCTCGCCCCGTACGCGACCCAATGCGCCACAAGCAGGGCCGTTTCTTCCGAACGGAAATACTGGATCACTCGCCCGTTTGAATCACGGCCAAGCTGGCCGACAGGCGGCATCCGATACGGGGATAGAGACAAATTGTCCGGAAGACGCTGGAAATCTACGATGGGCGGGTAATCGGGGGAAGAGGGACCCGGAGCGTCGGGCGAGATAGAGGGGGTATCTTCAACGGGACCCGGAGCGGGGGGGATAAATACCGGAATATGGTCCGAAGCCAACGCGACGCTCCCCCGAGATTGCGTAGGGGACCCGCGTTTGGGGCTCCCCCCTCCCCCTTGCGGGTCCCTCGGGCGAGAAACCGCGCCCGCTTGCGCGGTGTTCCCCGCCCGTGCGCCTTCGCGCTGTTTTCGCCGACCAGCCAAATCCGCCTCCTGTCCGTGGCCCGCAAAACGCGGGCGCGCTTGCGGTGTTTTGCGCGGCAAGAACCCCGGGCACCCCGCGCCGGACCCCCACACCGCGCACAGGCACCAGCGTACGCGCGTCCGCGCGTCGTGTCAACCCAGTTAGCGCTCGCTTTCACGGCCAGCTTGCCGCCTTCCCGTTCCGCCGTGCTGGTCGCGCACCCGCCCGTGGCGCGCTGGCCTGCGCACGCGCACGACCCGGAACGCCGGAACGGAGACCCCTCGGGCACTCCTCGTCGTCGCTCGGGACGCGGGCGTGTTTGCGCGTGTTCTGCGGACGTTCCGTCTGTTCCGGCTCCCGAGTCAGTGGGCACTCACTCATCCCCCCTCTGGCCCCCATCCGCGTTCCGCGCAGCCCCCCTTTCCCGGAACGTCCGCAGAACACGCAGTGAGCGCTCGCTGACTCCGCCCCGGCCCCTTGCGCGCGCCCGGGTGCCCGGTTTTTGCCCGCCCCGGCTGGCACGGCCCTTGCCTTCCCCGCCATGTGCCGTCCCACGGCGTCACAGGGTGACGAGCCGCGTCACTCGGCAAGACTCGTGCCAGCCCTGCCTCACCGTGCTGCAGCGCAGCATCCGGACCCCACGACGCCCCGGGAGAGGCCATGCTGCAGTGCAGCAAGACCGCCGGCTGGCACGGCGATTGCTCATCTCGGGGTGCCCCGGGCATCCCGCCCGGCCCACACAGGAGCCCGACCATGAACACCCAAGCCCTCGCCCCCGCCCCCGCCCACAAGCCCGTGAACCCGGGCATCCTCGCAATGCGCGCAGCGCTGGCCCGCAAGCGCGAACAGGCGCTCGCCAACCCGCAAGCCCCCGCCCCCAAGCCCGCCCCCAAGCCCGCCCCCAAGCCCGCCCCCAAGCCCGCCCCCACGCCGCAAGTGGACGCGGACGAGCCCGAGAGCGTCCGTGGGTGGGTCGTGGGCGTTCTCGTGGGGGCAGGCGAGGCGCAAACCTGCCTGTGGGTGAGCGTACGCTCCCCCGGCATGCGCCGCGCCGGACGCGCGGCCCGGGCCATGCTCGCTCAGGCCGGACACACGACCGTGGGTGTCTGCGCCACGCTGCGCGATGACGCGCCGAGCGCCATGCTCGCCGCGATCAAGCTCGCCGCCTGAGAGCGTCCGCACACTGCCCCCATCCGGGGGCAGCAGCGGGGGCTTTCCCCGGGCGGGCACCAGCCGCCCGTGTTTAGGCTGGGGCGTCTGCGGGCCGTTTGCCCGCACAGGAGACGATCGTGAGCTTGCTTCTTTTCGTGTGCTGTTGCGTGGTCGGGTGGGTGCTCTCGCGGCCAGTCGTACGGCTGGCCGAATGGGTGCTCAAGTGAGCGCCCCCGGCGTGTGGGTGGCGTTCGTCGTGATCAACGTAGGCGACCACGACGGATGGGAGGATTTCCTGAGCGTTCACGCAACGAAAGAGGGCGCGAAGAAAGCCGTGGCCGAGTGGGTGAGTGAAAGCGAAGGTGAGGACTTCGACACGAGCCTTGCGGGGTGGGTTGAAGACCCGAACGACGACAACCAAGCGTACTACGTCGGGAACGTGGAACGCACGACCTACGAGCGGATCGCGGCTGGTGACGCGGAAGTGTTCGGGACCGTGGGCGCGCACGAAATCGGGGGCTAGAGCGCCAACTCTCCAAGCCGCGTGACAGGCGGCTTTGGGGGCATGGTGCCCGCAAAGGAGCGCACGAAATGAGCACGGTCTTCCGAGTTGCCGGGCAGGGAAAGAAGCTCACGAGGGAAAAGATCTTCGAGCTTGTGAAGAAGCACAAGGGAAGGGTTAACGAGGATCCTTCCGTTCAAGCGGGCCTGATCATCGTCGAGCTTGTGAGCGGCTATGTGCACGTTTACAGGACTGGCAGGGTAGCGTGGAACAGCTTCGAGCGATTCGGGGACAACCACTCCGCCGCTCACGATTGGCGAGCAATCCTCGCAAAGGCGGGCATCCCGACGTTGAGCGAGTACGACGAGGGTTTCTGACGACACGGCTCGGGGTGCCCACAGTCAGTGAGCACTGACCTAATTGTGCGGCGCCCCGGGCCGTGGTACACTGAAAGCCGAGATAAGGAGACGAAAGATGCTGAACGTGCGTACGAGGGTGGCCGTGGCTGTACTCAAGCGTTGGGACGTGCGCAAGCTCAGGCGCTTGCATCGTCTGATGCTGCACTGGCTCACGCTAGCCCCTTAGAGTGGCCATCCGGGAGCGGAAACGCTCCCGAGTGGGCATTCGCCTACAGCGACGCAGGACGCACATTTCCTGCCGGAGATCGAACCATGAACGAAATGACCGTTGCTGCCCCCATCGTCACGCCGACCCCGCCCAAGCCCGCCAAGGCGAAGGCCGACAAGACCAAGAAGCCCGCCAAGGCGAAGGCCGACAAGACCAAGAAGCCCGCCAAGGCGAAGCCGGTCAAGAAGGCCAAGGACGGCGAGAAGACGGCCAAGGGTCCCGAGGCGCTGCGCCAGTACGCCCCCGGGTACGTCCACGACAGCGAGCACAAGACCGCCGCCGGGAACCCGTCCGTGCACTGCGGCGACGAAGTGGCGAAGAAGCTGCTCGGGAAGTCGCTCGACGAGTGCTACAAGATCGCCGCCAAGGTGGTCGAGGAGAGCGAGGCGGACCTGCGCAAGAAGTACGGGCACCTGAACCTCGGCATGCAGCGCATGAACCTCGGCAATAAGATGCGCGGCGTCATCAACGCCAAGTGACAGGGCACTCCACCAGCCCGTGCTTCCTGTGGCGCGGGCTGGTGGCGGCGTCTTGCCGCGATAGACGATAGAGGCTAAACATGAAACGAATAACAGTTGTCGTTACCGAGATGTTAACACGTTCGGTCACGCTCGAGCTTTCCGAGGCGGAATTCGCTCTGCTGACGGCAAACGACCAACAACTGTTCGAATCCCGGGAAAGGATGGCGCAGGAGGTCCTGCGCATGGGAGCCCAAGCCATGTCTGATCAGATGGTGGAAACGACGAGGGTGACGGTCAAGTGCCCCGGGAGCAACAATCTGTTGATCAGTGCTGAAAGGTGGCCGTCATGAGTTGGGGCCAATTCATGGGCGTCGATGGGCGACCCTACGGCAGCTACGAAATCTTCCACGTGTCCGAGTGCGACGAGGATCGCGTGATCCCGCCCGGGGATCTCGAGCCGCTCATTGAGGGCTGGTATTGGTGGGCATGCTTTCCCGGATGTCTGCCCGATGGCGAACCCGTCGGCCCGTTCAAAACCGAGGCCGAAGCGCGAGCTGACGCGGAGAGCGAAGACGACTTCGATGACGACTTCGATACTGATGAAACGCTTCGCTGAACCCACGGCGACGAGTGAGTCGCTTGCCTACCTGCGCGGGCTGGGAGACTTTGCCACCTGTGCGCAGATTGCCTTGGCCGTTAACAAGACTCTCCTTCAAGTCAATTCGGCCCTGCACAGTCTCCAGCGTTTCAAGGCCGTGGATTGTGTAGAATCGCAGGGGCGGCTGTGGTGGTTCGCGCTCCCGCCCGAGAGCGATACGCGCACCAAGACGTACGACCAACGGGTGCCCGAGAACAAGCCCCGCAAACGCAAGATCAGGGAGACACGTAAATGAAACTTGTATACGAAGGGTCGGACACGCCAGTGCGACTTGGCGACAGGTTCGTGCTGGACGGCGCTGAACTGGAACTGGTCGGCATCCAGCGACCCCACAAGCCCGAATCCACGGGGAGGGTGATTCTTCGCGAGGCGAAAAACTCGTGGGAACACGCATACTTTCCGTCCGTGATCGGGGCCGAGTGGATCAATCGGGAGGATCAAAGGTCATGACACGGGAACAGTTGCGCGTCAGTGGTGGTCAGAGCCTACACGAAGCTGAGGATGTAACTAAGTGCCCCGAGGGAAAGCACGCGAT